TTGAGACCGTCGCTGTGCTGCCCCTCGTGAGCGGCAGCGTCGTTCAGCGCACCGGCTACGAAAGCGCGGTGCTGGCGCTCACCGTTGCGCAGAACGCGACGGCGACCGTGAAGGTCGAACACTGCGACACCCAGGACGGCACCTTCGAGGCCGTCGGCGATTCTCGCCTTTTTGTTGACAACCCCGTCAACGAGAGCGGTGAGGCCATCGTGAAGAACGAAGGCCCGACGGCAGCCGTTGCCAACCTGGACATCGACTTGGTGGGCTGCAAGGAGTTCATCAAGATCACCGTTACCGGCGGCACGGCCGGCGCTCTGGCGCTCGGCGATGCTATCGACTATCCCGTGCACCAGGTCACCGCCATCGCCCCGGCAAGCAGCGGTACCGGCGGTTAAGGGGGCCGCAGCTATGGCAAGAATGTTCACCCCTCCCCGGGCGCCCGGCCCCAGCTCGAACAAGAAGCAGGACGCACCCGGCGAGCAGAAAAAGCAGGACGGCCATGAGAAGCCCCAGAAAAGCCCCAAGGCGGGCCGCAAGGCCCAGGACGATAAATGAGACCCTGGGGAGGCGAAATGCCTCCCCAGAGCTCCCCAGGAGGCAAGAACATGGCGATTCAGCTTAACGACAACGCGCTCACGACGTTGGAGGCCGTAAAGACGTTCATCGGCATTCCCGAAGACGATGTGGACGAAGCCAGGGACAACACCCTCATTCAGCTTATCAATGCCGCTTCCGCATGGCTCGAAACACAGCTTGGCCGAAAGCTCGGGCTACACACCTACATCCAGAAGTGCGCAGGCCCGGGAACGCAGCGGCTCGTACTGGAGCATTACCCCATCATCAGTATCGAGCAAATCAAGAGCCTCACGACCGGCGAGATCATAAACGGCTACGATTTCGACCAGGATGGAGAAATCGGCGTCGTCTATCGTGAAGACGGCTGGACGTACCAGGGCCACATTGGCGGCCTCTCCCGCGACTACATCGCCCCCAGGCGATACCTTGAGGTCAAATATGACGCCGGATATGTTCTGCCGAAAGACGGAACGGAGGAGAACCCCAGCACACTCCCGGCTGACCTTGAGGCAGTTATTTGGAACATGGTCGCACAGCAGGAAGCTATCATCGAGAATGATGCCGCCGGCCTTTCTGCCTTCTCCATTTCCGACGTTTCTTGGACGTTCGATAAGAATATAAGCGAGACTTGGCAGACGATTATCTCCAAGTATAGGCGGTGGTAGGTTTGAAAATCCTCAAAGACACCTTCCGCCCGGAAATGGCTCGTATCAAGCGAGAGATAGCGGCGCTTCGCGGTCTCACCGTCCATGTAGGGATTATGGGTGATGCCGGAGGCGATTTACTTATGATTGCTGGTGTGCATGAATACGGTGCCACCATTCACGCGAAGAACGTCAAGCACCTCGCAATACCGCTCACCGCAGAGGCGAAGGACGCCGGAAGCCCCCGCAGTTTTTCTGACCTTGAGTTCATTCCCATTTCCCCCGGCTACGGATACTTGGTCAGGGAGAAACCGGAGGCGAAGGGCAAAGCCTATGACCCGGACAACTACGACTGGCTTTATATGCTCGTGGAGAGCGTCGAAATACCAGAGCGCAGCTTCATCCGGGCCAGCTTCGACAGCGGCGGCGATACGCTTGAAAAGCTCTGCAAAGAGGCCGTTGACGGAATCATTCGCAAAGGCTGGACAGCGCAGGAGGCAGCCGACTACGTTGGAAAGTGGGCCGTCGAAATGACACGGGAATACTTCAACACGAAGTTATCCCCCGCGAAATCGGCGACGACGCTGCGGACAACAACGCAGTATCAGCCCCTTTTCGATTCCGGTCGCCTTTACAACAGCATCACATACCGCGTGGAAGGAGGCAGCGCACAATGAGGACTTGGAAGGGGCCAAAGCTCCCGCGTGGGCTGCTCCATGAAATGTTTGAGGTACACGAAGACGGCGGCTACTACGACAAGCAGAACGGCGGACAATGGGTGCCCGGAGAGGCCTCGGAAGAAGCCTTTCAAGGCGTCGTTATGCCGCTGAACAACGAAGACCTCAAGTATATGGACGCCGGCACCTACACCATCAACGCCCAGAAGGTTTACACCAACGGGCATACGCTTCGCGTCGGAGCTCAATTCCGAGACGGATATGACGGACAGCTCTATACCGTTAAGCAGGAGCTCACGCATGGCCCCGTACACGCCTTGAAACGCTATATGGTCGAAAAGAAGGGAGCGAGCAATCCAAAATGACGTTCAGAGAAATCCGAAACGCATTGGTCGAAAGACTTTGGAATTATATGGGCTGCCCCATTGTTCTCGCCGATCAGGTGCAGCCGGAGGCGCAGCTCCCGTATGGCATTTATAGCGTCAGCACCCCGTATGCCCCGGACAGGGGCATGGGCGACTACACCACCCGAGAGGCCGAAGGAGGCAACGCGGAGATAACCCGTATGGAAATGCCTTCTGCGACCTTTTCTTTTACGTTTTGCAGCCAGAACAGAACCGACGCCGACGGAATCTACATCTACGGCAGCGACGAAGCGGAAGACCTCGCCGACAAGGCTATCGGTTACTTCCAGCACGTCGGATATGATGATTTCCTCATGCTTGGAATTACCATTGTCGAAATTGGCCAGGCGCAGAACCGCAGCACCCTTATCATCGACGAGGCCGCCCGCCGGGTGGGCTTCGACGTCCGCATCCGATACACCCGGCAAGACACTCGTGTCGTTTCGAGCGTTGAAACGGCACCTATCACAGAAAAGGAGTGAAGCACATGAGCAAAGACATCCAGGTATTTACCGCCATCGACGCGAAGGTAAAGCCGGCTGAAAGCCTCGACATCCTCCTGCTGTCTACTGAGGGCGCAGCCCCGATGAAGACCTACAACGATCTCGAAAAGATCAACGCAGATTTTGAGGGCAAGAAGGTCGCTGCTATGGCGACCAAGCTGTTCAACCAGGACAACACCCTGGCTGATACCCTTATCCGCAAGGTACGCATCGTAGGCATCGAGAACCCGCAGAACGTCGGCGGGAAGGCAAGCACCATCAAGGCAGCCTTCGACGGCCTCTCCACTTCGGAAGAGCTGACGGCAAATACCGACTATTACGCCAAAATCGGCGGCAAGGCCGTCGTAAAAATCACCACTGGAGACACGGCTCCTGCTGACGAAGCGGCTTTTGCTGCTCTGTTCGATGGTGTCACCTTCACCGAGGATGGCGTAGAGTTCCGCGCGGAAGCGGCGGAAAAGACCGTCGTGTTCACCAGCACCACGCGCACCGCCATTTCCGGCTACACGGCAGACATCGGCCTCTACAAAGACGAAGACTGCTTCGAGAGCCTTGAGCTCGGCGGATGCGATGTTGTCATTACCATCGGCACGGGCGACGTGACAAAGGAAGAAAACCTCGTCAAGGCCCTGGAGGAGATCAGAGACGCAGACGACGACTTCTATTTCGTCCTCACCGACGTCACCGATGAAGACTGCGTTACGGCCCTATGCAAATGGGCGGAAGGCACCGAGCCCACAGAGGCCGCCCTCGGCGCCGGCGTTGAAGATCACCGAAAGTTCTACTTCGGCCAGGTCACGAACAAGGAGTATGTCAACAACTACGGCCGCAGCGCCGTGGTCTACACCGACGACCCCAGCGAATTGGCGGACGCCGCCTGGGTGGGCTCTGTCGGCCCGTTCTGGCCGGAGAGCGTAACCTGGAAGTGGAAAGTCCCCGACGGCATCAGCGTCGCATACCTGAGAGACAGCGAGCGCGATACGCTGGAGGAAAATCGCGTCAACTTTATGACGGCTGAGTATAAGCACGAATACATGAAGAACGGCATTTGTGGTGACGGCAACTTCATCGACAACGTGCTCGGCGCCGACTACATCACCTACCAGATGCGCGAGAACCTTTATACCATCTTCCTGCAGAACCCGAAAATCGGCTACACGGATGCCGGATTTTCCATCGTGGCAAGCGGCGTGTTCTCCGCGCTGAACAGGGCCGTAGACCTCCACATTATCGCAAAAGACCCAGAGGACGGCGTCGGCGTTTATACCGTCACCGTTCCCAAGCGGAAGGATGCCACCGACGAGCAGGCCCGCAACCGCGTCATGCCGGATATTGAATGGGAAGCCCAGCTCGAAGGCGCTGTCCACAGCGCCAAGGTGCGCGGCACCCTCAGCGTGACGCTCAACAACTGAGAAGGAGGTTAATAGACAATGGCGAACGGAATTGAAATTGCCAGCTACGACCCCAAAAAGGTCAGCGTAATCATCAATGGCAAGGAAATCACCAACTTCGGCCCCGATAGCGTCATTTCTGTCACCAGAAACGAAGACATCGTTACCACCCAGGTCGGCGTAAAGGGCGATGTAGCATATAGCGAAAACGCCAACGAAAGCGGAAACTGCGCCATCACTCTGATGGGGACGTCCTCCTCTTTGCCCTATCTCCGCAGGCTGGCAATCAAGAGAACCCCCATTTCCCTGATGATTCGTGACGCCAACGACGTTGGCGCGGTCAATGTCGCCGAAGATGAATGCCGCATCCTCAAGCCGCCCGATCTGAACCGGGCCAAAGAGGTCGGCAGCGAAACCATCAACATTTTCATCCCCTCCCTTAACTACCGTTAAGGGCCCGGGGGATGAACCGGAAAAACTGGCCGCAGCGGCCTAAAAGTCTATCTGAAAGGGGCTATCGAAAGTATATGGCTAAGACAAAGAAAGTGACCGTCAACGGGCAGGAGTTCGAGCTCCAGAGCGTTTCCCCGTCCTGGTATTACGACTTCAATGACGAGTGCGGGAACACCGGCAGCGGCAAGCGCAAGAGCGCGAAGTACATGGACGGTATGTTCAAAAACTGCGTCATTTCCCCTCCCGAGGTGAAGGCCCAGGGCATGGAATACTTCGACGAGAAGGAAGACCTCAAGACGCCGGAGCAGCTTATCGGCGCCATCGAGCAGTTTCTTCGCAGTTGAACAATCCATAGCCGAAGCGCACCGGCGAGCCGTCGCAAAGAGAGAGTTTTGGAGCATGGTCTATTCTGGCAACGGAATTACCTATTCCGAGCTCAAAGGCATGGACTTGGCTGAGTACCGCGAGGCGGTCGAAGCCAAGCTCTTGTATATGGAAAAATGGCTCCCGGAGGCGCGGGAGAAAGCAAAAAGCAGACAGTAGCTCCCGGATTTTCCGGGGGCTACTTCTTTTTCCAAGGAGGTGACACAGGTGGACGATGCAAGAGAGCTTCAATATGGCGTGGGATTTGAGACCAGCGACGCCGATAGCTCGATAGAACAGCTAACCCAAAAGGTTGACGAGCTGGAGCAAAAGCTCGGGGCCGTCGAAATGGGTGCACAGAAGTTCGGTGCCGGAACAGTTTCCGCCTGCACAGCCGCCCGGAACGGCGCTGCCGCCTTCTCCGATGCAGCAGACGACGCCGCAGCAGCCGCGCAAAATGTTGGTAACGCAACCAGCGCGGCAGAGAAGACAACGCGACAGTTCGGCAGCGGCCTGGACGACGCCGGCGATGATGCCGATGCCTTCCGGGCACAAATCAGGAAAACCGCCCAGGAGGCGGAAAACCTCGGCGACGCATTCAAGCAGACAATGGCCGACGGCCTTGAAGCAGGAAAAAGCATCGCCAAGAGCTTCGGCACCGGAATTACTGGTGCAATCGACTTTTCCACAAACAAAGTCAAAGGCTTTGCAAAGGCGTTCGAGACTGGAGCCAAGAAAATCGGAACCGCCTTCCGGCATCCGATTAAGACCATTCGTAACAACCTTGTGGAAGCCCTTCGGAAGGCGAAGAAGGGCGAGCAAGAGACCGGGGACGAAGCAAACGACGCAGAGCAGGATTTAGAGGACATGGGTGACGCCGGCGAGGAGGCCGGCAATAAGGTCTCCGAAGCCCTCGGCTCTGTTATCAAGAAGTTCGTCGGTTTTGAGGCTATCAAAAAAGCGACCGAGCTGCTTGTGAAGTTTGGAGAGGCTGCGCTCAATGCCTTTGCGGCCGGGGAAAACACCGCAAAGAAGTTCGACGCGCTCTTTACCTCCGACGCCGCCGAATGGGTGGAAAACTACTCGGACGCCGTACACCGCAGCGAAGACGAGGTAAAGAGTTTCATGGTCTCGAACCAGGCCATGTATAAAAACCTCGGGATAACCTCGGAAGCGGCGCAAGACCTTTCCGAAATCACAACATCCCTCGCATACGACTTCGGTAATGCCTTCAACATGGAGGACGCCGAAGCACTATCTGTAATTCAAAGCGCCATTGGAGGCGACACGGCCGCACTTACAGAGTACGGCATAATGCTCGATGAAACTGCACTAAAGCAGAGCGCAGCGGCGCTGGGGCTCGGAGAGAATATTGACAGCCTCGACGACGCAGCGGCCGCCCAGGTGAGACTAAACGCTATCCTGATGCAGAGCGAGGCTATACAAGAGGCCGCGATCACGCAGACGGACGGCCTCGTCAATTCTGCGAAGTCTCTCAAGGGCATTTTCAATGATTTCTTGTCTACCGCAGGCAGCAAGTTCGTGCCGGCGGTTGAAACCGTCGTAGATTCCGTGGTCGATAGCTGGCCCACCCTGGAGCCGATGCTCCTGTCATTCGTTGATGTCCTTGCGGACGGGCTGGCCGGCGTCGCCCCCGTTTTGGTAGAGCTCGGGCAAAACCTTATCCCGGCGCTTACGACCGTGCTCGGCACCGTCGCAAGCGCAGCGGGCCCGTTGCTACAAATCTTCGGAGACCTCGCCGGAACGATTTTGCCGCCGCTGGCTGATATTATCAGTCAACTCGTAAGCTACGCGCTCCCACCGCTCATTGAGATTTTCAATGTTCTAAACCAGGATGTCATTCAGCCGCTCATGCCGGTTATAGAACAGGTCTCCGGTCAAATTCTCCCCGTCCTCGGGCAAGCCTTTTCCGCTGTCGGTTCCATTGTCGGCGAGCTGGCCGGCGCCGTGATGCCGCCCCTTTGCGAGATCATCGGCATACTTGCCGACGCCCTCGGGCCCATCATCGACATCGGCTCAAATCTCATTTCCGCAATTCTGCCTACGGCGCAGACCCTTATCGGCGCTCTTTCGACCGTTCTTTCCGGCGTGGTGCTTCCTATCATCGAGGCACTTTCCCCACTCTTGGAAATCGTCGCCGACGTGCTCGGCACTGTCGTCGGCTGGGTAAGCGATCTAATCGGCTTCTTCGCCAACGGCGTGAGCAAGGTGGCGAATTTCTTTGCCGGTATTTTCGGAGGAGCAAAAGACAGCAGCGACGCCGTAGATGATTTGACCGGCGCTGTGAGCGGCCTCGACGACGCAGCAGGCACGGAGACTTCCTTGGCAATAGATACCTCGGAATACTCTGCGAGCGTTTCTGCGGCCACCCAGGACGCACAGGACGCCATGACGGAAGCCGCAACCGCTGCCAGAGAAATCGGCAACGAGAATTACACCGCGATGGCCGACGACGCTGAGACCGCCTACGCGAGAATGACGCTTGACGCAGAAGACGCATGGACGCGCATGACAACCGCCGCCGAAGACGGTGCCGCCAAGATTTGCGCTGCCTTTACGCGGATTGCCACCGCAGCGCAGAGCGTCAGCAATGCGAACATCAGCGTTACCGGCGTAAATATTCCCGGGAACGCAGACGGTACACCGAGCTTCGCTGGCGGCTGGACGCGCATGAACGAGGAGGGCGGCGAGCTTGCCTTCCTGCCTCAGGGCACCGCAATTATCCCGGCCGATAAGACAGACCAAATCATCAACAATTCCACCAGCAGCGAAAGCGCCTCTTTCCAAGACCATAGTACATTTTCTCCCCAAATCAGCATTACGCTGACCGGAGAGACAGCAGCGCCGGACGCGGCCGAGAGTATCGCCGACAAGGTGCGCGAACTGATGGAACAGTTTTGGGAGGAGAAGAAGGAGCAGGAATACCACCACCGCGCTATGCAAGGCGGCTTCGCACGATAGGAGGACGACAACATGGCATACACCCTTTCGGGGAGCTGCGGCACGGTTCGGCTTGATGCTCGCACAACGGGCGTCGTCATAAACGAAAGCGTCCAGCGCACCAGCAAAGTGACGTCGAACCCCGTTGAGCAAGGCAGCGACATCAACGATCATGTCGTCAATGACCCCATCAAATTCACCATCACCGGCGTCACCATCAATGGCGACGGGCAAGCGGCGCTCATGCGCCGTATGTGGAACCAGAAAGACATCTTGACCTACACCGGCCGGAACCGCATTTCTAACTGCGTCATTACGTCGCTGAGTACATCCACCGACGCGAAGAATGCGAACGGTGCGAAGTTCACTATGCAGCTCCAGGTCGTCAATCTGGCCTCCTCGGATTACGTCGAAATGGGCGAACAGCTTATGAGCGCCCAGGACGCAGGCGCAAGCACCAGCGCCAGCAGCACAAATCAGACGAAGGCGACCGGCGCCGAAGGGCTGAAAAGCACGGTCGGCGAAACAATTTCCAGCAGCGCATACTCCGCATACGTCAAGAGCTACCAGAACAAGCCTGCCAGTAGCAGCGGCCCGAACGCTCGAAACGCCGCCGCCTTCTCCGCAGCGTAAAGGAGAACGGTATGGAAGGTCTGAAATTGATTGACCTCGGGAATGAGGTCAACTACATCGAAATCGACACCAGGAAGGTGCCGTACAATTTTTCGGTAAAGCTCCAGGACAAAACCTATACGTTCTGCATCAAGTACAACGAGGTCGGCGGATTTTTCACCGCCGACCTCTCCATTACTGCGACCGGCGAGCTTCTTGTTTACGGCGATATTGTCAGATACGGGCGTCCGCTTTTCAACAGCGTCGAAGACGAACGCTTCCCCATCCCGGTTATCATTCCGATTTGCCTCACCGGAGACAACATCCATGAAGTCACCTGGGAAAACTTCGGGAAGCAAGTAAAGCTCTATCTATACGAAAGGGTGACGGCATGAATTTCTGGAAACGCGCAGCGAGCCTCCAGCTCGGGCCGAAGCGTTACGACCTTTCGAGCCTTTTCTTCACATTCGACGTGCCGTTCCAGGACAGCGAAGAACTCGGAACGGCTACCGTCGCGGCCTACAACCTTTCGCAGAGCACCCGGGCCAGCATCAAGAAAGGAATGGTCGTCATTCTGAACGCTGGATATGAAGGCGACGTCGGAACGATTTTCGTCGGGAAGGTATCACGGGCCAGCTCGAAAAAGCAGGAAACGGACTGGATAACCACCATCGAGGCCGTGGAAGCCCTGGACGAATGGCTCTCAAAAGAGGTCAACAAAACCTATGTGGCCGGCATCAAGGCAAGCGCCGTGCTGAATGACCTTCTCACGATGTTCGGCCTTGAGGTCGGGCAAATGGAGCTCGTTGAAGACAAGGTCTATCCCCGAGGGAAGGTCTGCAAAGGAAAGGTCAAAGACGCCATCAGCGAGATCGTCACGCTGGACTGCAAGAGCCGCTTCCTGATACGGAACGGCATTATCACAATCAGCGACCCGACGAAGGGGCTCAATATGGGCTTCCACCTCTCGCAATCTACCGGCCTCCTTCGCTCCACGGAGGAGACGGAAGACACAGAGACGACCACGAACCAGACCACCATTGATAACGGCGAGGAGCAGGAGCCGACATACCGGCGGCGCTGCCTGCTCAACTACCACCTCGGCCCCGCAGACGTCGTGAAGATCACCAGCAACAGCCTTAAAGGGAATTATCTCATAAAGGGCGGAAAGCATAGCGGCAGCCCGAGCGGAGACTGGATAACCGAGATAGAGGTGAAGCCGGCATGAACAGAAACCAATTTGCCGTCGAGCTCCAAGAGCGGAAGCAGATGGAGCAAGGGCTCCATGTGGCTTCTCTTTGCCGCGTGGAAAAGTTCGACCCTACAAAAATGACCGTTGATGTGCAGCCGTTATCAAAGGCGCTTGATGCAGGCGTTTATAGAACGCCGCCCCAGGTGCTCGGTGTCCCCGTGGCCCTCATTCGCGGCGGCGGCTTTGTTTGCCGACCGTGGTACGCGGCCGGAGACGTTGGCATCCTGCTTTACGCAGACCACGACATTGACCGCATAGCCGAAGCCGGGCAGGAGTGCCAGCCGAACACGGAGCGGAACCATGCGGAGGAGGATGCAATATTCATTGGCGCCTTCGTTCCTGCGAGCAAGCCCGTGACGGGGCTCCCCGAAAGCGCCCTTGTGTTGGGAACGGACACCGGAAGCGTATATATTGCCGTTACGGCCGGAGGCATCCAAATCAAAGGTGATGTTACCGTCGATGGCAAGCTCGCCGCCGGCGGTGTTGAAATGACGACGCACACCCACCCTGGCGACAGCGGCGGAACCACCGGCGGCCCGCAGTAAGGAGGCCAACATGGCTAAAATATCAGCATTAAAGCTCGACCCCGAGACCAGAGACCTATGTTTTGACGCTGATGGCATCATGGAGGTCGTAGAAGACGGCAACGCCATCGCGCAGAATATCCGAAACAATTTGCTCACTTGGAAGGGCGAATTTCCACTGAATACGGGCCACGGCACAGAATGGCAGCGAGTTATGGGAAGGCCAATCAGCGAAGCCCAGGACGAAGCCGACGACGTGTTGCGGGCCTCCATCTTCCAAGAGCCCTATGTGAAGGAGATTGACGAGCTTACGCCGGAAATCACCGGACGCAGCTTGGGCGCAGAGTTCACAGGTACACTTTACGACGGTTCTACCGTCAGAATGGAGGTGACAGCAAGTGAATGATTACGGATGGGGCTTAACCTCCATCGGCTTCCGCAGGCCGACGTATACCGAGCTGCTTGACGCGCTGGAGTACAAGGCCCGAGAGCTTTGGGGCGCAACAGCCAACCTCACAGTGCGGAGCCCTCTCGGCCTTTTCCTTCGCATCTATGCTTGGATGCTCAACATCCTGTTTTCGGTGTTGGAGGACGTTTATAACAGCCGCTTCGTTGATACTGCGGTTGGCGCATCCCTATTGAACCTTGGCCGCGCCATCGGCCTGCGCGTCCTTTCGGCGCAGAAGGCCACCGGCTATTTGACTGTTACGGGCCCTCCCGGAACGATCATCCCCGAAGGTTGGCTCGCCGAGACGGCAGCCGGCATCCAGTTCTTTGCCGTGGCTGAAACAGAGATTAAGGCAGACGGAACAGCCTTAGTCCCGGCCAGGTGCACGAACACAGGGCCCGAAGGCAACGTAGAGGCCGGAACCGTTACGACCATCACCAACCCGGGCGCCATCGCCGGTATCACCGGCGTCACGAACGCAGCAGCCTTCACCGGAGGCCGCGAGCGAGAGACCGACGACGAGTTCCGCGACCGCTACTATGCTTCCGTGGACTTCGCCGGCGGCGTGAACGCAGATTCCATCAGAGCGGCGCTGTTGCAAGAGGTTGAGGGCATCATGGAAGCCAAAGTCTTCGAGAACGACACCGACGACACCGATGAGCACGGGCTTCCGCCTCACAGCATCGAGGCGGTCGTCTATGGCGGCCTCGACGAAGATATTTCTCGCGTGATTTACCGGCGCTTGGGCGCCGGCATCCAGACGTTCGGCCAGAAGGTCGTCCAGGTTATCACCGCGAGCGGCAACACGAAAGACATCCACTTCAACCGCCCGACGCCGGTAAAGGTCTATGTCAAGATCACGAACCTCGTTACAAATGCGAATTTCCCCAGGGACGGCGCCGACCGGCTCAAGGCCGCCATCACCGACTATATCGGCGACGACGAGAGCGGCGGCGTGAGCATCGGCGAAACACTTTACCACCAGCAGCTCCCCGCAAGGCTCTACACCGTGCCTGGCGTCCTTGACTTCGACATCTATATCGGCACGAGCCCGGACGACCTGCAGCAAGAGAACATCAAGGTTGATAGCCGCAGCAAGGTTGTCACCGAAGAAGGGGCGGTGAGCATCGAATGAGCTACGGATACCTTGAGAAGATGCTCGAAATGCTCACGAGCGCATACACCCGGCGCGACCTTCAAAATCTCAGGCATAACCAGCCTCTCGAGACCAATATCGGCAAGGTCTTCTCTCTGTTTGCCTCAGGGCTTGAAATCATACGGGAGAACGCGGAGCTCGTGAGGCTTTGGGATAACATCGACAACGCCGAAGGTGCTGTCCTCGACCGCTACGGCGCGAATTTCGGCGTCGAACGCGGAGCAGCCTCCGACGGGCTCTATCGCATTCTTATCCGCGTGAAAATGATAGCCCAGCTCTCCGGGGGCGACGACGATACCGTAATTCGAGCGGCCGGCGAGCTGCTTGGTGTTGACTTTTCCGACATTCTTCTTGAGGACGTTTTTCCTGCGAAGAAGGCCCTCTATGTAGACCAAAGCCTATTGAGCCAAGAGCGCCTTGTCCTCATTGAGCAGATTGCTTACGCGATCAAGCGCATCCTTGTCGCCGGCGTCGGCCTGCGGCTTTATCTCCGAACCTACCGAACCTATCGCAGCGACCTTCATATTTCCCACGGCGGCGCAGTAGGCGCCGCTTTTTTGCTGCTTCCCGTAGGGCAAGACAGAGCCTATGACTACCCCGTCGATGTGAAATACGGCAGCTTTTTACGGCCCGAGCTCACACCGCTTCCGGTCGGCGAAGATAAAACCTTTGCGGCGCCCGTTTTCGTGGCGCACAGCGGCTTCCTGGAGCCTACCCTACCCGGATTACCCCCGGACACGGAGAGGCCTCTTACGGCGCGTCAGAGCGCCGCAGGCGGGGCCATGTACCACACGCACATCAAGTCCAAGAGAATTGACTAAAAGGAGGAACGACCTATGGCGAAATTTGAAGACGGCAGCTATGGCAGTTTTCCGGGAATCGAACTTATTGCCAAGGTGCTCGCCGGCCGCTGCAAGATGCACTACACCCGCGTTGCGGTCGGCAAAGGCTACATCGAGGAGGGACAGACCCCGAAAACCATGACCGAGCCTGCCGGTTACGTCATGGATGCAAAAATCAGCGGTTACACGAACCCTGTGGCCGGCGAGTGTCAGGTCACAGTGCAAATCAACAGCGCAGACGTCGAAAACGGCTTTTATGCAACGGGCCTTTTGCTTTACGCAGAAGACCCCGACAAAGGCGAGGTGCCCTATACCTACCTCGTTCTCGAAAACGAACCGGAGTGGATTCGCCCCTCGAGCAGCATCGTCGGAAAGTTGGCGACGTTTGACATCATTACGGCGGTCGGCGACGTCGATACCGTCACGGCTGCTATCGACCCGGAGGCGCTTGCCACGGTCGAGCGCGTAGAACAGCTTATCAAGGAGCACAACGAAGACCCAGACGCACATTCTGGCTCCATCAGCGAAGCCGTGGCGAAGAAGGTGCAGGAGCTTGCCGACGAAGGTGAGCTCGTGACCGAGGAAGAAGTCACGGACATTGTAAAGCGAGAGATCGCAAAGCGCCCCGGCGGCGGTTATTACGGCACCTATACCGTAACCCTCACGCCGGAGGCATGGCAGGAAGCCGCAGAGCCAAATGCCGATTATGACTATGTGTGTGATGTCGTGGAAAGCGAAGTGAAAGGCGACCTCGTTCCGATGGGTGCCTGTGACCTCGGCTACTTCGATATTGCGAATAAAGCGGGCGTCGTGAGTGGATGCGAGACCTATGACGGCTACGTCAGATTTTTCTCCAAGCGCATCCCGGAAGCAAATATCCAGGCGACCGTTATTTTGTTCAGCAAAGGAGGTGGAAGTGGCGGAAGCGTAGGCGCCGGACAGGGCCTCAAATTCGATGATGAAGGCAATCTCGCCGTGCACATCGGAGACGGCCTTGCCTTCGACAAGAATGAGGCGCTCACCGTTTCCAAAGAGACCGTTATGACGAGCGACGACCTCGTAGACGAGAGCGACGTCAATCAGGCGGTCGAAAACATCTTCAACGGGGATGGAACTTAACTGAGCCACCCAGGCAACACACAAAAATTATTTTTTAGGAGGACATAAAAATGTCTAAGAACATCACCACGAAAGTAACCATTCAGAACCTCGCAGCCCAGATCAAGAAGGACTTCGTCAAAAAGAGCGCGTTTACCCCTGTTCAGCAGGCAGCGACCGCCGCCTTTAAGTCCGGCAAGGTTGACGGCAACACCGTCTCCCTCTATACCAGCACCGATCAGACCGGCACCGCCGCGTTCTCTTTCGACTTCCCGACTGAGTATTTCCTCGACCAGACTAAGAGCGTCTTCGTTCAGACCTTCGCTTGGAGCGAGACCGCCTACCCCGGCTCCACCAACCCCAACCTGGATGGCAAGCCCGTTATGGTGCTGGCTGTCAAGGGCGACAACAACACCGTTCAGTACTCCTTCGTTGACCTGACCTATCTGCTGGACACCTACACCGGTGGCAACACCAGCACCGCGAAGGTGACTGTTGACGGCAAGGAAATCACCGTCGCCGTGAACGTCTCCAAGGCCACCGACAACGCCCTGCAGGTCAAGGAAGACGGTCTGTTTGTCCCCAAGGCCGAGGTCGTTGACATCAGCGGCAAGGCCGACAAGGTTGCCGATGCTACCGAGGGCAACTTCGCAGGCCTGGACGCTAACGGCAACCTGACCGACAGCGGCAAGAAGGCTTCCGACTTCGTGTCTGCCGAGGCTGGCAAGCGCCTGATGACCGACGCCGAAGGCGAGAAGCTGGGCGGCATCGCCGAGGGTGCCACCAAGGTTGAGGCTTCTGTCACCAACGGCAACATCAAGGTCAACGGCGAGGAGAAGACCGTCTATACTCTGCCCGAGACCGTGCTCCATGGGAGCGACATCAGCGACTACACCGCAGAGGAGATCGCGGCGCTGCTGGCAGACGACGAGGGCTAATCCAACAGCCGAAGGAGGTAAACCCTTATGGCAAGTGTCAAAGCTCTTTTGGGCGGGGGCCTTGCCGCTCTCTGCGAACATATCAAGGGCATTAGGACTACCGTAGGCGATCTTGCAGAGGCGACCGCGCAGAGCGTCGATGAAATCGACGGCATCCTGCACGAAAAGCAGGACATCAACAGCAAGGTAGCCTTCACCATCCCGACGACCGGCTGGGGTACGGATTCTTCCGTACCCCAGCATCCCAAATTCATCGACATCACAGTGTCCGGGCTCCTTGAGACGGACATTGTGGCCGTCGATGTCGCGCCGGGGAGCTCTGAAATCGCACGGGCGGCAAACTTCACCAACACCCAGAGCTACGCCGGAAAGTTCCGGCTTCGCGCCGCCAGCGTCCCCACGGCCGCTATTTCGGCGCAGTATCACATCATCAACACCGTAAAGTACACAGATTGAGAGGAGGAACATCCACATGGCCTATGGCCCTTTTAACGCAGGCGCCGGCAAAGGCGGAGGCGGCTCCGCTGCTGATACGTCCTACGACAATTCCACGTCCGGCATCGAGGCCAGCAACGTGCAGGACGCGCTCGATACTGTACTCGGTGCCACCCTTCCCAGGCTTACCGTAAAAGTAGCCGCAGGCAGTGCAATCACCATCACGGACGGAACCAGCACGATCACCGGCACGGCCAACACCGCAGGCAGCTTCACCACGAATCTGCCTCGCACTGGCACCTGGAGCGTGAGCGCGACGCTGAACGGCGAGAGCACCGACGGCAGCGTAAATGCGGCCTCTCTGGGCGGCAATTACACCATCGAGCTCGCCTACTTCGCGGCTACGCTGACCGTCTCCGCGAAGGCAGGCACGGTCGTCACCGCGAGCTGCAACGGCACCACTTATAGCGGCACCGCAGCCAGCACCGGTAAGGCGACCATCACCATCAAGAAGGCCGGCACCTATACTGTCACCGGCGTCTATTCTGGCGTAGCTTCGAATAGCGCCTCTGTCAGTGTCACCACCAACGGAGGCAGCTACACGGCCTCCCTCAGTTTCATCACCCTCACGGTCACGGTCGATACCGGGAGCACGATCACCGTCAAGAACGGGAGAACAACCCTCACCGATACGAGCACGGGCTCCAACACGTTCTATCTGCCGAACACCGGCACATGGGAAGTGACGGCCTCGCTGAACGGGCAGACGGCAACAGGAAGCGTCAACGCAACCGCCTATCAGGGCTATACGTTGGCTCTTTCCTACGTCAGCAAAACCCTCAATAACAACTCCTGGGCCACCATCAAGAAGGTCTCCGATGCAAACCAGGGCGCAAACTATTGGGCCGCTGGCGATACGAAGACCATCACCATCAATGGCAAGGTCGGCGCCACGACCTTCTCGAACCTGTCTATTGATGCCTTTATCTCGGGCTTCAATCACAACAGCGCGAAAGAAGGAACGGGCCGCATCCATTTCCTCATTGGCAAAAAGAACGGCAAAATGGTCGGCCTTACTGATAGCAGCTACGGCAACCAGACCTCCACCAGCGGCGCATTCACCATGAACACCTCGAACACGAATAGCGGCGGCTGGGCTTCCTGCCACATGAGAAAGACCGTGCTTGGTGCGGACAGCTCCCCCAGCAACCCGACGGCAAACACCCTTCTGGCGGCGCTTCCGGCCGATTTGAGGGCCGTGATGAAATCCGTAACAAAGTACACGGACAACACCGGCAACGCCTCCAACACGGCTGCAGCGGTCACCGCGACAACGGATTATCTGTGGCTCTTGGCGGAGTTTGAAATCCAGGGCGCCCGCAGCTATGCAAACCAGTACGAACAGAACAGCCAGGCTCAGTATGACTACTTCAAGGCAGGCAACTCCAAGATTGCCTATAAGTATAACGATGTGAGCACGGCGGTCTGGTCGCGCGGGCGTTCGGCTAATTGCGGCTACAACTTTTACTTCTGCGCTACCAACACCGACGGCGCCGCCAGCAGTAACAGTGCCATCTATTCGGGCGCTGTGCTGGCCGGCTTTGCTGCCTAATCCTCCGCAGAGCTATCCGGGCAAATCCGCCCGCGAAAGCGGGCGGTCTCCCGGACAACGCAGAGACCGAAAGGGAGCAGAAAGCCCCTTTTGTGCCGGCGCGAAGCGCCGGCCGATTTTATTTTCAATTTTTACCCCCTTTATTCTGGAGCCTAAAATGCTATCACTTACCTGTCTTTAGACCGCATACAAAAGGCAAAGACAGCCATAAAATATTCGTATGCCATGCGAACGGAGGTGTGACGGTGGCTACGAATAAAAGGGTGTTTACGCTGCGGTTATCTGATGAAGTCTTTGACAAAATTGGAATACTGGCAACAAATGAGCACCGCTCCATTACGAATTATATCGAGTTTGTGCTCCTCAAGCATTTGGAGGAGGTCGAGCGAGAGCAAGGCACGATCTACCCAGAAGAAAAGGACACAAAACCGTAATTGAGGTGATACCATGTCAGTGCTCCAGATGAAGCGCACCACAAGCAAGGCGGAGTTCGTGAACACCGCCAACCAAATCTACGTTGAAACCATCAATTTCCTCACGCGTATTTCCGCCAGGTACTCGAGGCTCCTCGCGGAGCCTGTTGCGAAGCTGGCCGGCGAAGTTATAGACCATGCGGAAAAAGCCAACAGCATCTTTCCGTCGGACGATCAGCGCCGCGAGCTCCGGAAGGCCCACCTCATTGAGGCCAGGGCCTCCCTGATGGCGCTGGATGTCCGGCTTACCCATTGCTATCTTGTGATGAACCAGAACCCCGAGGGATGCTTCACAACGGCAAAGGGCAAGGCTGTTGACGCGAAGGAGGCGACAGTGAAGCTCGATAAGATGGCCCAAAGCCTCGGCGAGCTGATTGACCGTGAAAACGAGCTTTTGAAGGGCGCAGCCAAGTCAACCGCCCAGCAGAAGCAAAAGACCTGACCTCGTTTTTGGGTGTGCCTCTGATAACATGGCCGTCGTTGTTTCCGCCCTTCGGGCGGTCTGGTCGCGCGGGCGTTCGGCTAATTACAACAACAACAATAACTTCTGCAATACCAACACCGACGGCTCCGCCAACAATAACAATGCCAACAATTCGGGCGCTGTGCTGGCCGGATTTTGCGTGCGAGGTCACATGGAGTAACCGCAAGGTGAAAGACGACCTTCGCAAAAGGAGAGACACTTCCCCGGCGAAAGCCGAAAACTGCCCCGCTTGGGAAAGCGGGATGGGGCATAACCTATTTTGACAATAGCCGATGCCCTTTCTTTTGATGCCCTTACACGGACGCTGCTTGCATGGTGGGCGAACGTGCCATAGCCCATTTCATGTGCCAGGGCAACGCAGATTAGACGGCACCCTACATTGTATCTGTACGAAAGGCGAATACTCTATTATGACAAGCGAGGAGCGCCGCGAGGCGCGATACAGACGCCGCCGGGCAAGGCGGCAAGCACGACTGCAGGCCCGGAACGCCGCTATCGGCACACTGGAGGAAGCCTTCTCCTACCGGGCCATGTTCTATTACGGGAAGAAGTGCTGTAACGGCGTTCGCTGGAAGCAAAGCACCCAAAACTTCGAGCTTCACCTCTTTTCCGGCACGGCCGCCCGCAGGCGCCAGGTGTTGGACGGGACGTGGAAGCCGAAGAAATGCAGCCACTTCATTCTCAAGGAACGTGGGAAGATCAGGCCCATCGACGCCCCGCACATTACCGACAGACAAATCCACAAGACCGAGTGCAACAACATTCTGATACCGCTCTACACCCCGCACATGATATATGACAACGGGGCCAGCCGGCGCGGAATGGGGCTGCATTTCGCCTACCATCGGCTCGAGCAGCAGCTTCATTGGCACTTCCGCAGATACGGGAGGGCCGGCGCTGTGCTGCTCCTCGATTTGAAAAAGTTTTTCCCCAACGCACCCCATGCGACAATCTACCAGAGACACCAGCGGCTCATTCTTGACCCGAGCTTGCGAGGGCTCGCCGACAGCATCGTTGCATCATCCCCGTGCCCGACGCCGGGCCGTGGGATGCCCTTGGGCGTCGAACCCAGCCAGCAGGAAATGGTCGCCTTGCCGAGCGCAGTTGATAACTTCATCAAATGTCAGGCGGGCGTCCATGTTGCCGGACATTATATGGACGACTACTATATCGTCCTTCCTGATGTTGAGGAGCTGAAAAAGCTGGGCCGGGAAATCGTCAAGCGATTTGAGGCCATCGGCGTCCCGGTAAACAAGCGCAAGTGCAAAATCATCCCACTCACGAAACCTTTCCGTTTCTGCAAGGCCCGTTTTACCCTCACGGAGAGCGGCGCCATCAAGATAAACGGAAGCCGGGACGGCATGAAGCGAGCCCGCAGAAAGCTCAAACTGTTCCGCAAAGAGGTGGATGCAGGAACCCGTACCCTCGCATACGTCGAGCAGTACAAGGAAAGCCAGAGCGCCTATTATAGGAACTTTGACGACCACGGACGGCTCCTCCGGCTGCGGAGGCTGGAATATGCTCTATTTGGAGGTTTGAAATGTTCAGAATTATCAAAGACGGCGGCAGCGTCGGCATGACCGAAGCTCCCACCTATATCAAGCAGGCCGAAAATGGCTGCTACGTTCTTTGCCCGGAGCCGGAGGCTTCGGGCATTGCTTTTGGCAATACCGTCTATCACCTCGCCGGCCGGGAGGCTATCGAAGGTGTAGAAACGGTCGCGCTGGAGCACATCGACGCTGGCAAGGAAATTGAGCTTGTCAACACGACCATCAGTGATACCGACGCTTTAACCGTCGATCACGAATACCGCATCACCCTTCTGGAGCTCGGCATTGACGACACGGAAGGCGACGCGGAGACTACCTGAGAAGGAGGTGAAGGACAATGTTGTATCGTACTCTGAAACGCATGATTGAGCGCGGCCAGACCGCCGGCATGGAGACCAAGTTGGACGTCTTCTACGCGGCCGACAAGATTACCGAGGCGGAATACACTGAGCTGACCGCTCTGCTGCACCCCGAGAAGGCGGAGGTGTAAGCGATGGTCAATCATAAGCGATATATCACCAGGAAGCGGGCCCGCATTGAGGGTATCTGCGGAAAAGTAAATATCCCATACGGGACAGCTCTGGAGACCGAAGACGGCTATCTTCTTTACGAAGGTAGCCGTCTTTGCGTTGTAACCAGCCAAAACGCCTATGACTATTTCAGCCAAGACGACGACGGGCATGGGCTGGAGCGCGGCGGCCTGGTGGCCGCGATCCTCGCCCGCCTGGAGAAAAGGGACGCAGGCCACCAGCGCCGCTGGGATAAGGTCTGGGATAGCCCTTTGTGTTTGCGGTACAAGCGCCCAGATTGCGAAGACTTCTTTATCTGGGGCTATGACTTCTATAACGCCCCCATCGACGACCTCAAGGCTATTGCCGAAATCGTAGGCTGTAACCCCTCGTCCCTCGACAGGGCCAGGAGGTGACGACAGGCATGGAAATCACCTTGACCGTCGGGCAGGCCCTTTGGGCCTTCATTCTCGCCCTCGGCATCCCGAGCGCCCTTACCGGCTTCCTTGTTTGGAACTTCGAGCGAAAGATTGCAAAGCGTGAAGCGAAGCGAGAGAAGGAGCAGGAGGAGCGCCACAAGAAAGAGGCAGAGCGTGAAAAAGCCAGGGAGGAGCTTCAAATCCTCACCATTCAAGGCGTATCGGCCGCCATAGCCCTCGGTGAAGCTACGGCGAAGGCCGTGCAGCGTATCCCCGACGCACATTGCAACGGGGATATGCACAGCGCCTTAAATTATGCCATCAAAATCAAGCACGAACAAAAAGACTTTCTCACACGCATGGGAATCGCCTCCGTCGTCGAGTGAAGGAGGCCGCCTATGGAGTTCTCGAAGAAGCTCATTATCTTCTCCTACACGGTTCTTTTTATCCTCCTCGTTCTCTACTTCGTTGTGGAGGACAAAAGCTCCTGGGCCACCATCGTATGCGCGTGGATTGCAGAGTGCGGCGCCGCGACTGCGTTTTATCTGTGGAAATCGAAGAACGAAAACCGGGCCAAATATGCCCAGCGTTTCCTCACGAAATTTGCAGATAAATACGGGGCTGACGTTGCCCTCCACCTCGCGGAGATCGTCTTGAAAGACTAAGCAGGAAGGAGAAAACAATATGACAGAAGCACAGGCTCGCGCTACCGTCGTCAACACAGCTATTGCATGGCTCGGCTGCAAAGAAGCAGACGGCAGCCACCGCAAAATCATCGACACCTATAACAGCCACACGCCCCTCGCCAGAGGCTACAAGATGAAGTACACCGACGCTTGGTGCAGCACCTTCGTCAGCGCCGTCGCCATCAAATGCGGCTTCACCGACATCATCCCGACCGAGTGCGGATGCGGGAAGCATATCGAGCTGTTCAAGAAACTCGGGCGCTGGCAGGAAAACGACGCCTATGTTCCCAGCCCAGGTGACGTCATTTTCTATGACTGGCAGGACGGCCCGGACTACGCCACGACGGACAACCAGGGAGCGGCCGATCATGTCGGCTACGTCGTATCGGTCTCCGGCAATACCATGAAGATTATCGAAGGCAATATGAGCGATGCCGTCGGCTACCGCACCCTCAAGGTCAACGGCCGCTATATTCGCGGCTTCGGCCTTCCTGACTATGGGAAGAAGGCCGGAGTGCCTGCCCCCAAGGTGGACACGACGCCGGCCACCGTGACGGGCGGCGAGACGATCTACACGGTCGTCAGCGGCGACACACTCAGCAGAATTGCCGCGAAGCACGGAACGACGGTCAAGGCGCTTGCTGATTATAACAGCATCAAGAACCCTAACCTCATTCGTGTCGGCCAGAAAATCAGGATTCCCAAAGCCGGCGTGAAACTCTCTGTCGGCGACATCGTGCAATTCGCAGGCGGCCCGCATTACGTCAGCTCCAGCGCCGCAAAGCCGGCCAGCAGCCCCGCAGCGGGCCCAGCGAAGGTCACAATGATTTGCCAGGGAGCGAAGCACCCCTACCACATCGTACACACTACCAGCGCCTCTACGGTCTGGGGATGGGTGGACGCCGACAAAGTGGTGAAGGCATGAGCCCCGCCCTTGAAGCGGCGCTCGTATTGTTCAGCCAGATAGCCGTCGTCGCGTTGGCCGTCATTCTGATCGCTACGTCCGACGGCGAAGGCTGCACCCCCGGGCCATACTGCGAAGACTGCCCTTTCCCACGCTGCGAAGACAGCAAAAAATAAAGCGGCCACCGGCCGCGAAACATGAAGGAGAACCGCTATGACGTTCTTTACGATTTTCAGCATTGTTGTGATTGTTCTTTTCATCACCGCCATGCTCGCGGCCGCGTACTTTGCACTCAAGGCCGTCCTCACCGGCGATGTAAGCCAGCTCGTCGCGCTGGCCGAAATGACGTCGCTCCCCGGGCCCGAGAAGATGGCCCAGGTCGTTGCGTCGATGTATCAGCACGTTCCCAAAGCCTTCCGCGCCATCTTGACGGAGGAACGGCTCGAAGCTATCGCCCAGGGCATTTTTAACTGGATGCGGAAATACGCAGAGGAATACATTTCAGCCATCAAGAAGCCGGAGCCCGAGCAGGAGGTCAAGAAGATCAGCGAGGAAGCCATCGCTGAAACCATTGCAGAACTGCTCAACATGACGGCGCAGGCCCTCGCAGAGCGAGCCCGCGCCTATGGCATTGAGATCAGCCCGAAGGCCACAAAGAAGGAGACGGCTATGGAGATTATCAAAGCCATCCTCCAGGGGAAGACTGCAGAAGCGTAGTCTTCCTTGCAAACGCAGCGCAGAGCTGCTATACTGTCCGTGGAATTATTTTGGCATTACGGCGACCGTGGAAGACACAGACCACACGGACACCGCCGAAATATGGAGACTACACGGACGAAAAAGTACCACAAAAGACGTCGAACAACCCTTCGGCGAAAGAGTGGGAGTAATATCCGAAATCCCCGGAGCCCTTGAAAACACAGGGCTCCGGGGATTTTTTTCGTTCTTGTGGCATTACAGTGGCATTACAACATCAAATCATCGAGTTTTTTGACCGCTTCGGAGGTCGTCGTCTTATACAAATGCCCGTAGGTTTGAAGCGTCGTTTCGACGTCCTCATGCCCCAGGCGTTCGGACACCACCAGCACGGGATAGCCGAGGTTTATCAGCAGCGAAGCGTGGGAGTGCCGGAGATCATGCAGCCGGATTTTTTCAAGGCCGCAGGCCTCACACCCTTTCCGCATCTGGTGATGAAAGTAGGACTTCGTAAACGGGAACAGGCGATCATCCGGCGCCAGATTATAGAGCGCAGCCATATACCCCTTGAGCATTTCGGCCAGCTTCGGCGGCATATCTATCGTGCGGCGGCTCTTGGGCGTCTTCGGCTCGGTCACGACCTCGCGGCCGTCGATGGTCTGAAAGGTCTTGGTGACGGACAGCGTCTTCGCGTCGAGGTCTATGTCGGCCAGCGTGAGCGCCAGAAGCTCCCCTATCCGCAGCCCCGTCCAGAACATCACTGAAAAGCCAACCCGGGCCGGAAGGCGCGGAACACACGGCAGGAACTTGTTGAACTCCTCCACCGTCCAGAACTTCATTTCGCTTGCCTTCTTTTTGCCGACGGCGCCGGCCACTCGCGCCGGATTTTCTGGGAGCCGGTAATACTTCACCGCATAATTGAAAATTGCGGAGAGCTGATTATGGATTGACTTCGCGTAGGTGGGCGCAGGATTTTCCTTGAGTATTTCAGCCTGCCATTTACGGACGTGCGCCGGCTTGATAGCGTTGAGCGGCAGAGACCCGAAGAAGGGCAGTATTTTCCCTTCAATCAAGTATTCTTTGCTGCGCATGGTACTTTCCCGCAGGCGCGGCCGCATATCGTCCATATACAGTTTCGTCATAGAGCCGAAGGTCATATCGCAGCTCTGCGCCTCTTTCCGCAGAAACTCGCGCTCGTATTCCTCGGCATCCTTCTTCCGGGGAAACCCACGCTTTTTCTTGAGCTTACGGTCTCCGCGCCAATCAGTGTAATAGAACGAGGCGTACCAGGTGCCTCGCTCCTTGTCTTTATACGCAGGCATCACAGCCTCCTTCCCGCTGCCCGAGCAGCACCAAAAAATAAGCCAAAAGAGCATTGACATTATGGGATAAATCACATATAATAGCCGTAGAGAAAGAAAGTGCGGTGGATATATGGACAAATACGAAGTCATATTCTACGAAACGGAAGACGGCACAAAGCCGGCATACGATTTCATCGAAACCCTATCCCCGAAGATGCAGGCCAAGATATATAAAATAGCCTCCATGCTGGAGATAGACGGAACCCGGCTGCGGCTGCCCTATTCAGAGTTTTTGAAAGACGGCATTTTCCAAATCCGAGCCCAGCAGGAAGGAAATATCTCCCGTGTGTTATATTTCTTTGCGATTGGGAAAAAGATTATCCTTACAAACGGCTTCACCAAAAAGACACCAAAGACCCCGCCCAGCGAAATCGAATTGGCGAAGAAATACCGGGCAGACTACGAGCGAAGGGAGGCTCTAAAATAATGCTTACGCTCAACGATGCTATTGCGAAGAAAATGGAAGACCCCGAGTTCAAGGCCGAATGGGACGCCCTGGAGCCTGAGTTCCAGATCATCCGTGCCATCATCGAAGGCCGCGAGGAAAACGACTTTACACAAGCGCAGCTTGCGCAGGCGACCGGCATCCATCAGGCCGACATCAGCCGACTGGAGAACGGAACCGGAAACCCGTCTCTGCGCACCCTCAAGCGGCTCGCCGCCGGCATGGGGATGAAGCTCAACCTCGAGTTCATTCCCCTTTCCAGCCAGACCCCAGCCAGATAAAAGCAGACGCCTCCCCTCCGTGGGGAGGCGCTTTTTTATTTCCCCGGATACTGTGAGCCGCGCAGATTTCCATGGAAGGCACCGCGAAGCTGAACGCGCTCCTTCTGCTCATACGCGGCGATAATCTCGGCCACCCTCGCAGCGGCGTCCGGTTCGCCTGCATCAACGGCCGCAGCGTACTGGCGCTGCATATCGGCCAGGGCCTTCGTGCGGACATAGGCACAAGCCGGGCAGAGCCCGGAGACCATATCGCTGACATTTTCATCGGCCCCGCAGCTCCGGCAATAGGCACGGCCTACGCGGTGCTCTGCACCAAGGGCAAAGCGGCGTTCGTCAAGGTCAATGATTTTTTCCACTTTTTTTACCTCCGGCCGGCCCGGGCCAGCCACCACTATCATCACAAGTTTTCTATCAGTTTATATACAGAACAGTTTATATAAACACTCAGTTTATTTATGGGGACAAAAATTAACCGGTAAATTTTAACCGACAATTTTTCACCGGAAAAATTAACCGGTATTTTCAAAATAACAGTCAATTTTTAACCGGCATTTGCTTATCAAAATACTGGACAATTTTTGACTACTATTCTATGCCCCAGAGCTTCCTAAGACGGTCAATCGTATCCGGCCAGTTTGCCTGCCTTGGCCGACAGACCGTATGTTGTTTTCCGTACCTTCCATTCCATGAAACAGCTTCATCCGCCGCGACAGCCTTTATCCATTCAACCAGGACAACGTATTCTCCTTCTTCACCGTCTCTTGACCGGCAGTATTCCCCGGACAGCGGCAGCGAAAAGAACGGCGTTCCACTGATTTTCACCGACGCAGCCGGCGCGGCTGACGCATTGACGATGCAGCAGCCGACGAAGCCGCACCCGGGCATATTTACCCAGACGCGGTCGCCAGGAGAAAGCAGCAAAAGCGGATGCCAATAGCAGCGCCCACCGCCTGCAGAGAGAAAGCCATACTTCCGCGCATCATCCCAAGACCGCAGCTTTTGCCCGCCAGGCCCTTCGCCTTTGGCCTCGAAGAAGTTCGCGTAGTATTCTCCGTTCCATTCTATCTTTTCCACGGCCTATCTCCTTCCGAAATCGACGTAGATTATACGGCCTCCGCATTGTGCGCGGGGGGCTCCGCAGAAGCGGTATCAAGCACAGGTGCGTACCGCTCCTGCAAGCGGCCCAGGAGTAGAAGCTGCTCCCTTTCGGGGAGCTGATTATATATTTCAAGAAGTTCTTGCCCGTTCTCGGAAATTTCCGGTGCGGGCTCTTTTTTTATGCTCATTTCCCGGACTTCGGTTCTGTCCGCAAGATAATCGAGCGAGACACCAAAAAATTCGCCCAAAAGAACGAAGTTATCGAGCGTGGGGCGCTTTTCGCCCTTTCTCCATGCGCCTATCAACCGGTCGCCAATGCCAAGTTCTTTGGACAGCCGGAGGTTATTTAGGCCTCGTTCCTCAATCAAAATATCCAGTTTTGATGCAAAACTCATAAAAAGCACCTCCATTTTTGGAGCATAACGCACAAAAGAACGACATTAAATCCAGCAAGGTCAACAAATCCGCTCAAAAGAGCATATTTCGCTTGACTTCTCCGCTCTAAAGAGCGATAATTAGGCTACACCCAAGAAATACGGCAAAAACACAGGGAACGCAAAAGGAGAATTAACAATGCGACCTATCTACATTGAAGGCAAGCGCAACGGCTACGGAATCGACCAGTGCGGGCAGACCTTGACGGTCGGCGAGCTCATTGAAATCCTTGAACAATTCGATTATGACCGTCCGATTTTCCTCCGCAATGACAACGGCTACACATACGGAAGCATCACCGAGCGCGACATCGAAGACGCGGAGGAGGAAGCAGAAGAATGAGCCGTATCGAAGAACTTTCCCGACGCTACGGCTGGCCTCTCAAAATCCACGCCAGAGGCTATGATGCTTACCTCGTAGACGCCCAGCCCCTCAACGAGGGCCCGCCAGAGCCGATTTACCGTTTTCCCGGCGGTGATAGTCTCGTTTCGGATTCCGAATTACGAGCAGCAACAGACGAGGAGGAAACAGCCTAATGGACATGGATTTAGAGCAAAAGGCCATTATGCGGCTCCGCGAAGCGGCGGACACGTCCGAACGCTTTTACAAGGCTCCTCTCATTGTGACGACCAGCGGCGGAAAAGATAGCTCCGTTTGCGTGGCGCTCGCAGAAAAGGCCGGTATCGACTTCGAGGTTATGCACAATCACACGACCGTAGACGCGCCGGAGACGGTCTATTTCATCCGCCGCGAGTTTAAGCGGCTCGAGGAGAAAGGCGTAAAATGCACGGTCAATTATCCGCACTACAAGGGCGAGAGGGTAACTATGTGGAGCCTCATTCCGCAAAAGCTCATGCCTCCGACGCGGCTCGTCCGCTATTGTTGCTCCATTCTCAAGGAGCGCGGCGGTCAAGGCCGCTACATAACAACGGGTGTTCGTTGGGCTGAAAGCGCCGCGAGAAAGAAAAACCGGGGCATTTTCGAGAACGGACACTCTAACCCGGAGAAAAGAGTCATTCTCAACAACGACAACGACGACCGACGGCGGCTCTTTGAAACGTGCATGAGACAGCACAAAGCCGTATGCAATCCCATTATTGATTGGTCGGACGCGGATGTATGGGACTATATCGAATCCGAAAAAATCCCGGTCAATCCTCTTTACAAGTGCGGCTTTTCCCGCGTCGGGTGCGTTGGGTGCCCCATGGCGGGAACGAAAGGCAGGTAAAAGGAATTTAGGCGCTATCCAAAATATCAAGACGCATATATCCGCGCTTTTGACAGGATGCTCGAAGAACGGAAGCGGCGCGGAAAAATGCAAGGCACATGGCGAGCCGGGACGACAGGCCGCGACATTTTCCATTGGTGGATGGAAGATGGAGTGCTTCCCGGTCAAGTTGAACTTGAAGACCTATTATCGGAGGAAGCGGAAGACTGGTAATCCTGCAGTTCTCGCCCATTCACAAGGAGACGGAACAATGAAGAAACTTCTCGATGCAATCTACGGCCTGGCGATCATCCTCATTTTTGGGACGGCTCTGCTGGCCGACGGCCTGGCTGATATGCCCGGCGGCTTCGTTATCATGTTCGCGGCCATCACGGCCGCAGGCGTTCTCGTTAGCGTCGGGAACCGCCTGGAGGCTTCACTCCGCAGGCAGTCACGAAAGAGACCGCGAGCCGGAAACGCCTCTGATTTATCTCATTCTACCATCTATTCATCGTATTTACAAGCCAAATAAATAAGGTAAGGAGGAAAACCAAATGAGCGCACCACGGAAGGCAAAGACCGAGTTTGGCATTGAAGTCCGCGTCTTTACCGCCCAGACGGGCATGACCGTCAAAGAGCTCGCCGAGAAGGCCGGCGTCAAGTACACCACCCTCGTCGAGACCACTACCGGCAGATGCGCCGGCCATCAGCTTATCCCCACCGTTCGCCGCTTCATGGCGACTTATCCGCAGACGGAAGCGGGGGCAGTCAGATGAAAACTGTCAAGGACATCTTCTACTTTGTGGAGGACGTTATGACAATTACCGGCCTCTCACGGAGTAAAAGCTACAAGATCATCGCAGACCTTAACCGCGAATTGAGCGACCGAGGCTACTGCGTCATTCCGGGCCGCATCGCAAAGAGCTACTTCCATGAGCGTTATTGCTACACGCAGGAGGTTGCCGCAAAGGCCGCCGCCCGGCAGACACGGGCAGCGAAAACAGCCTGAGGAGG